AACAGCACGAAATCTTTCTACATTATCTACAATACTGTCATAATCCGAACCAGTATCAAATGTTTGATATCCTAGCTCACGAAGCCAACTGTTGGTTTTTGCACAACCAATAACATGAAAAACTTGTCCTGCTGCTATTGGTTTCCAAATCTTCTCACTAGTAAAAGAAACAGTTGCACTTGTTTCTGTAACAATGTTACACTCTGTATCGCGGTACGCTGGGTGTAATATTGAGTGATCATTGACTCCTTGTTTGTCATCTGGCCATGCCAATGGAAAATCTTTAATATTTTCAATGCTGTCATTGAAAAAATTACCAAATAATTTATTATAGGTACTATATGTATGTTTAGAAATTTTATTTCCTGTATATGGACAGCGATCGTAAAATGTATAAACAAATTGATCAAGTAAATTAGCTTCTTTAACAAGAGTATAAAATAACAATCGATGCCAAGTTGGATTTCTGTTTAAACAACTATATCTATACTTTTTAAGTTGTTTGTCAAACTTAAAAACTTGTTGCTTTCTAAAAATAAACAGCCAACTTGGATATAAAATTTCTTTAAGATATGTGTGTTGATTTATTTCGTACTGGCTAAGAGATAAAGTTCCAGGTATACCTTTTTCTTTAATAAAATTATTTAATATAGCTACCTTTTCAATATAATCATATACAGGGTCTTGGGTAGCATCAAATATAAGTTGATCAAAAATTATGTCTCCACTAATCTTGTCTGTTTTAGCTTTATCAAGAACATTTGACAGATAAATGTATAAATTATCCGAAGAAACTAAGTTTATATCAATTACCAATGTTGGAATAGTATATTGATGAAGCAAAGGATAATAGTGTTGATTTTTATCAGTATCAACCCAATCAAAGCACTTTCCGTTGTAATTGTATCTCCAATGTAGATTTTTCATAATGGTATTTAAGTATATCGAAATTTAAAACAAAAAAACAGCACCCGAAGGTGCTGTTTTCTCCTCCCTGCAAAGCAGGATGATGTGATAAGGCTTATGAGAACGATAGGTTCTGTACAGCAATCTCACCAACATAGTCACCGGCGTTACCGAATGAAGATGCTGTGTTTGTTAGTTCGATGTAACCATAACGTGTCATGAATGATACGACTGGCTCGAAGCTTGATGGATCCAGGACAACGCCTGAGCTCATTAGTGGAACGTATGGGCAATAAAACGCTGGAGCGTCTGTTTCACTTGCGCCTTTGTAACCAACTAGAACTGGAGTTGTGTCTGCTGCATAGCTATCGCAGAATACACGCATTGTGCCATTCAATGTACCTACAAACTTAGTGTTTGTTGGAGCTTCGAATGTGCCTTCTGTTGTACGAGCAAAAGCTGATGTTGTTGCTGACTGAAGCACTGTTAGTGCAGCAGGAGAAACAACAGCATAGTTACCAGCACCACGACGTGTGCGCTGTGCAATCAAGTTAGCTGTTCTGTTGATTAGAACTGCAAGTGCTGCATGCTCGTCACCAACGAAAGTAGCTGTACCTGATACAGTTGCCTGGTTGTATGTGAACTCAGTAGCTGCTAGTGAACGTAGAGAAAGTAGGATCTCTTGATCAATTTCAGCTGTGATTTCTTGTGCAAGTGCTGCCATGATTTCAGCTTCAACGTCAATACCATGCATGGCTTGTGCGTCTTGTGCTGCTTCAAATGTCCAGCGAGCTTGTAGCTTGCGTGTCTTTGCTTCAACAGCTTGCTTTAGGATCTGGACTGAAATCTGACGACCGCCTGAACCTTCAAGTGTTGCTGTGTTTGCACCAGTGTAAATGTTCTGTGCAGCTTGTACTACACCAGATGTTACTGTAGATGCACTTGAATATGCTTGTGCAATCTTGAATGGTGATAGAGCTTCTTCACCAGCTGCTGTTGATGTGCCTGCTGCTGAGTTGTCTGTCATTGCGTCGGCATAACGTACACGAAGTGTATGGATCTGACCAACTGGACCTGTCATTGGCTGAACACCAACCAACTCGTTAGCAATAACTGTTGGCATAACACGTCTGATAACTGGAAGAATCACACGGTTTAGTGTAGCAATGTTGCCTGAACCGGTTGCACCAGCTGTGGCATTCTCAGCCAAGTGTTTGCGAGTGTTTTCAAGTACAACACTCATTGTTGAGCGGCGAGCTCCGCCGAGGCCTTCTAGGAGGGCTTCTTTGGTCTCATCCCAACGGCTTTCTAGTAGTTCTTGTGACATTTCTGTCTCCTTTTTCTATATTTTAAAGCCCTGCTAGGCGTTTTAGTTCAACAACATTATTGGTGTTGTTAGTTGCTTCGACGGCCTTTGCAGATTTATTACCAGTTGCTTCAACCAAGCTGTCAGCCTTTTTAGTGGCTTTTGCTTCGCTGAGTACTGCTGGCAAATATTTTTCGAATGCGTTCTTTAAACGGGATGTTTGAACGTTCTCGAGTAGATTTGTCATTACTGCTCTCTTCTCATCATTGAGAGGAGATAGAAGTTCGTCCAATGTAGCATCACGCTCATTGGCTTCACGAATGACTTTAATCTCGTGATCTTTACTCTCTACAAGTTTTTTAGCTTGTGTTTGAGCTTGGATGGCTTCCGCCAACTGCTTGTCTTTTTCAGCAATTAGTTCACTTAGTTTGCGTACTTCTGCGTTCTCATTGAGATGAGTAGCACCAAACTCTGTGGCATATGCTTCAAAGATACGACGACCAAAATTGTTCTCACGAGCAATTTTAATGTCTTCTTGTAGTTGACTTAGTTCAGCCTTAAGATGTGTTGAAACAGTTGCTGACATCTTCTTAGCAGATTCTTTGATGAACTTGCTCTTCAGTGCCTCAAGTTGTCCACGTGCATCGCGAACAAGTCTTACCTTAGATTCAACTAGGTCTTTCTTGTCTGCTGCAAACTCCTTGATTTCTTCAGCCAAAGCACCTACAACAAAAGATTCTAATTTCTCAAAACCTTCTACTTGTACTTTGCGGTCCTTGCGTAGTTCACGCAATTCTTCAGACAGCTTTGTAACCATAAAGTTGTTAAACTTGTTGGCGTTTTCTGTCATTGATTTTGCAAACTTTACACGGTCCTCTGCAAGTGCCTTTTTCTCCTCATTGAGAGCAGAAAGTTCACTTGTCAGGCCTTCTGTTACCATTTTATCTAGGGCTTCTACCATCACAGTTTTATCATGCTCATAGCGTTGTGCAAACTCCTCACGAAGTTCTGCACGAACTGTCTCTTTGGCTTCACTTAGCTTTGCTTCCCATTGTTCGGCAATAGCTTGGCGAGTATCCTCATTGACAAGATCGCTATCCAGTAGTGGTTTAATAGCATCTAACATGCGATTCTCCTAAATCTTTAGGTCCTTGATAAGACGAGAAACCTCATCTTTCAAGTACTTTTGTATTTTGTCGTTTGACCCAGACTCCCTAGCCATCTCAAGAACTGCATGACCATATTTCATGTTCATTAATCCTTCATAGATTGCTTTAGGGTAAGCATTTGGAGCACTGGGTTGTGCGACCACATCGACAGTGACAATTTCAAAGTCACTGACATGTCCGTTATGCGGGTCCACGTTACCTGAACCGCGACTTGATACACCCAATCTTACACCTGATTGTAGCATGGTTTTAACCAGCTCGCCCATTGGCGTTGGAAGTATCTTTAGTTTTCCATAACCATTTGGACCATCCATCCACATGTTAGTAATCATGTGACATACACGGTCTAGGTTAATTTTAAGGTCATCTGGGTGATCTACTTCACCAAGAACACTGTTACCTTCTTTGATTTGCTCGTTAAGTGTCTTTACTGCGTTGGTAATTTCACTTACAGGATAAACTCGCTCATTGGCGTTTTTAACACCACCTTGTATGCAGATGCCTTCCATATAGAGTTCCTTACCGTCTTTGCCTTCAACAAGTTGAATTTGTGCGGTTTCGAAGGTAAGGTTTTCTCTAAGGTAAAGAGCCATACTCGGTTATCCCTTAATTAAGCTATTGGACTTTTGGTGTTCACACCAGAAGCTTGTGCTAGGTCCGGCTTAGGAGCAGGCTTTACATCAGGCTTTGTTGTGTTACCTTGGTCAGTTGACTTTGGTGTTGGACGGCCGCTTTCAGCTGCTGTATCTGTTGATACTGGCTTTGCGTCCATGCCCTTTGCACCGCTGTTAGCAGCAACTGGTGATTTACTTGAATCACTTGTTGTTACTGGCTTAGGAGCAGCAACTAGGTCAACGCCTTCTTCTAGGCTTTCAAATTGCTCTTCCATGTCAACGTCTACATCCATATCGTCGCCGGCCATGTCGTCAACATCAATGTCAACTTCTTCTTCACCATGCTCGTCTTCGATTTCGTCAGTGTTGTCATCAACCTGACCCATTAGATCTTCAAATTCTGCCATTAGTTCGTCTAGCTTGTCTTCGAGACCAACTACACGATCTTCTAGGTCTTCATCATCGTCGTCTGTGTCGACGTCGATCATTTCAATTTCTTCTTCTTCATCTTCAAAAGCAATGCCTTCTTCTTCGGCTTCTACTTCGTCGATAAGATCG